ACTCCTGATACTGTTCTTCCGAAATGCGACCCTCACCGAGGTCGTCAAAGAGCGCGTTTTTCTGATCACGCGTGAGCTCCTTCTTGTAGTACAAAACGTGCCCGGTCAGCGCCTTCACGCCAAGGTCGAAGTAGGGAGTTTGAACTAAAGGGACGAGAGTCCACTCCCACCAGATCTTGACAGTGCCTGCAATGGCCATCCACGCGTACTCCGAGAGGTCCGGATCGAGATTATCCGTTGCGGCCTTGTAATCGCCGCTCACGTAGAACTCATCCGGTTGAAGATCGGCGTAGCTTCCCATAGCCGCGCCAAACGATGCATTGTCAATAGGACGCCCGATGAACTCAAACAACGGGTAGCTTCTTAACGTCCTATGCATCATCTTCTGGAGCTCAAGGCAGCGATAGTATTCCGCCGCCTCCCCTTTCGTTATCATCCGTACCTTTAGGGGCTCGAGAATGGGGCAGGGCTGGGCCTTCAGAGGCTCCGAATCACGTGACATCCAGAGGCAATCGACATAGTCCTGAAAAGAGCAGACCACATCGCTCACATCCGGAAACCGTAATTCACGGAGTCCCATCTTGGGATCCCAACAAACGGCATAAAGATGATCAGGTCGAGCCAACCGGTAGTCCTCTTCCTCGAAGAAGCCCCCGAAAAGCTCTCCCAGAGCACCTCCCTCCGCTAACCCTCCATATATCGAAGCCCTCAGGCTTGGGAGCAGGTCACGGTGATGGAAAACTGTTCCACCGTAGACCTCGCGGACGATCTTCAGTATCATGGTCTTGACCTCAGATCTCCGTGCTTTTCCGGCCTCGTCCAACGGCGGACGATCAGTTCCCAGGGCTTTCTTATGCTCCTGGAAGGCGTTCTTGACGTAGTCGTCAGGTGCCGGAGGAATCCCTAACTTCGACATCAACACGTCCAACGCGCAACGACGGCAGGGTTGATTACCAACCTTCCCTAACGCCATAACACGTTGCAAGGCCTTACTTAGCACCTTCCCCACGAACCGACCCGCCTTCTCGTTCTCAACGAAAGGACCGGGCGGTGTCGGCAACTCCGTTTGGTTGTACGCCACGCCAAAGCAGTATGAGGTGTGGAACTTAAGCCATTTCATGGCCGTTCCCTCCTCTAAGCGCTTTGCGTAAAGTTCGACAAACTCCTTCCTCCCCG